CGGGCGCTTGAGGCGGTTGCATAGCTTGCTGTTCTGCTGCCTTTTCCTCTGCCTTAATGATGTCATCCATGAGGATGTCTTTCATGGGCGGTTCTAGGAGTTCTACGAGGCGGGACTTACTGATTGCGCCTGCGTTGTAGAGGTTAAAGGTCAGTTCTCTCAGGTCTTCCATGAAGATCGGGGAGTTAGAGTGGGCATCGACCTTGACCACAAAATCGTCTGTGAATTGACTAGCAATAAACTTATTGCCATCAGTATCTGTATATACCGTGTCATCGTATACCTGCATCATCTTAAGGTAGAGGGTAGCAATCTTCTCTAGGCTGTCTTCTACAATCAGCGCCCTGCGCTTAGCACGGGAGGAACCTAACCTAGCCAACTGGCTGGCATGGCCTTGGGAGCGAACACCTGTTTCACCGCGCCCAGACAGCACCGAGGTAATCCCAGAGGCTTCTGCAAACATTGCATCAATCTCAGCAATCTCTCGGAAGATGTCATTAGGAATGTTCGGGGAAAACTCCTCGACCTTGGCGTTAGGCATATCCGTGGAGATAAAAGAGCCTGCGCGGTTAAGGGCAAAGTTCTTCTCATCCAAAATGCCTGTAAAGCCCATGACGGCTTTAGGAGGCGATACCTGCTTGTCTAGCAGTTCAAGGATTTGACTAACGCGCTTATTCCTCATCTCTTGCAAAAATACAAGGCGCTGCGTCTCAGACTGACCCCAGTAGTAGTCATACTGCGGGGAAGGACAGACTTGTACAAATGGCTGCTCACCTTCTAGGAACAAACTCTTAGAGGGGCGGTCATAGATGATGACTTGTGGTTCAGCAATTGTGACACACACATAGTCATTGATCTCATCATCAAAAAGCCAGAGTTCGTACATTTTGACGGTAGGTTCACCGATGCGAGGAACATAGTTCTGGCTTCCAGCCAGGTTCATCTGCACATTGCCGTAGATCGTAGGATCAATGGCTGATGTCACTAGACGTTCTACGCCTTCAGGGTATTGCTTAGTTTCCTGCTCTGCCGTGGCGATCTGACTAATGATTTCTTCACGGCGGGGATGGGCATAGAGGCGGGAGGAAAGCTCACTACGAGTCATGTAGTAAGTCTGCACCATCGCCTCTTGGCGGTCAGTGTAAGGCGTGTCTTCCCGCAGTACGCCGAACGCCTGGGGTTCGATCATGTACGGGTGGATGCCATTACGCCAGACCAGTTTGACGAAGGTCGAGTTGTAGCAGAGTGACCAGTTCAGCGCTTGTCCGAATACTTGGTCTGCATTGGAGTTAAGCCAATAGTCGTGCAGACCTTTGGTGAGTGCCGGAATCATCTTATGGAATGATTTTGGCTGAGAGGCACCAATGTTGATGGAGAAGCGGGTGGTATCGGCTGAGTACATGAAGCTACTCAGTTGGTCGATGTGTGGGTAGATCTTGTTGTAGTGGGCAGGAGCCTCATCCATGCCAGACCCAAATAGGTAGTAGGAGCGCAGGGTGGAATACATTGCCGTGCGCTCGTTCTGAGAGACGAGGCATTTCTCCATCATGTCGATGTAGAAGTCCTGCCTATGGACTGGGTCTGTAGGGATTCTCATTGGCTTATCTTGAGGTTTTCGTGGTCAGCAATGTAGCTACCAACTTTCGGGCCTGAAAGATTCGTGCCAGATTGTTTGACAGCTTGCATCCCAGAAACGGCCTCTCCGTTGATTGATTTGAGGTTGTAACCGCTTAAATCTGCTGGAGAACCCCAACGTGGAGCAAAGGGGTTGTTAGGAGTGGCGTAGCGCGGTGGCTGTGCCTCACCTTCGCGGGTAGATTTGATGTCACCCATCTTGAAATCCAGTGCAAGTTGGTTCAGTGTGCGGTCATTATGCTTCGTACCGTCACTTTTTACACCAACTGGCTTCAAAAAGACAAGATTTACGTCAGTACAGCCTGCCGGACAGACTGCCTCGTTGGACTCAAAAAACCCGTGTACGGGACACTTATAGTCGTGCAAAACCCCCATTTTTAATCTCCTTTGGTCAAAATATGGCGTTTAGAGAAGTCATATTTGTTCACAGGCTTGACTACCAGGCTTACTCCACCGTTATTAAGGTTGATTTGTAGCCCTCTACGCATGGTGGGGCCTTGTTCTTGGGGTGGATGGTAGCCAAGGGCTGTCTGATTGGCTATATTGCGCCGCAAACCGGCTTCTCCGTTCTCCAGAGCCAGTAAAGCGCGGGAAATCTTGCGCTGCGAGGACGGAGTGATGGGCAAAGTGCCTTCGTAGCACATTTTCTTTAAGTTTCGGTAGTCAACACCTGCAAACTTGGCAAATTGCAGGATGGTGAAGCCTCTTTTGCGGTTTCTCCGCAGGTTATCCATCCTATGCTTGATAGCTTCTATGGTTAGAACGTCAATCATTGGAATCCTAGGGCTTTGAGGTAGTTCCCGACCTGTTTTTGCACCTGAATCTGTCCTGAATGCTCCGCATCTGGGTTTTCAACCTGTTTTTTGTCTCTAGTCAGTCGCATCTGCATGAGTCTGGGCTGCACCTGCTCTGCATAGGCGGCTGCGGCTAGGGCAGAGGCTATCACTCGATCATCTTTTGATCTACCTGCCGCTGCAATCGTCCCCTGATCTCGGACAATCCCCTTCATTTCGTCAATACATTCCTCGGAATAGACGTTCAACATCCCTCTTTCGAAGTAATCTTTGAGGTAGTTGAGCATTCTTTCCTTGCTGGAGTGGGTTGTCACCCATCCAATGCTGTTAGAAATGCCGAAAGAATCGTTTCTGCGCCACATATAGTGGCTCATATGGCCTAAAACGTCGTGTAATTGCTTTGCTTGGCCTGGCGGCAGGGTGTTTGCCTGTCTTTTGAGGTTCCTGATCTCGTTGATGACGGCCTGACCAGGGCCATTGACCTCAAGGTTGAGGGTGGAATTGGTGTAAGCGCCAGCCAAATAGCAGATCAGCCAAGCAAATTGGTAGGTATTTAACTCTGCCGAGGCAAATTCAGCCACCTGATCCATGCCATCTGCGTAGCAGCGATAGACTTGCAGGCAGAAACGGTCTGCCCAATCAGAAGAACCATAGGCAGGATCAGCGCCTATGACGTAGTAAGCAGTTGCTAACAGGCTCTTCCCATATCTTCAGGGTGCATAAACGCTCTGTAGACTTGAGCAATTGGGTGTCTTGGAAGTTAGCACCCATAGAAAAGCGGTAGGGAACGAATGCCTGCTTCTTGGCTACCTTCATTGCATCGGTACATCTGGCGGTAGAGAAGAAGGAGGAGCCAGTCATTACGAAGGCATAGTCTTCAGTAGGCGGGAACTCTTGGTACATGAGTCCTTCGTCTTTCAAACCTTCGTGGAGCTTCCAGCGCCACCAGGCTATTTGTCTACTGTTGACCTCATAGCCGTAGTTACGCTTTACATCCTTAGTCCATTCCTTCTCTTCTGGGTTAAGTTTCCCATCCCAATAGACTTTATAGACTTCGCTTTTAGGGTCTGCAGAGTAGAACTGGTTTCTCCACCAGCCAACAAAGATTGCCTTCTGTGTCCTTGCCCTCTTAGCCGTGACCCACATATCGTGGAACATATTAAAGCCACGGGCGGTGGACTCAAACATATAGTAGCGAAGGGGGTTTGTCTCTGCGAGAGAGGCTAACAATGACGCTAGACCCTCCTCATCGCCCCAAGAAGACGTTTCTGTACCGTGGAGGAAGGTAATCCCCTTGCCTCGTCCGAGGCCCCCCTTGGCCCTAATTCCAGCCACCTGATAGAACAACCGACTTCTGTTCTTCAAGACCATCTGATTACGGTTATGGCTCATCAAAGGAATCTTGTATTCCTTCGGCAAGCCATCCATATACATGGCTAGGGTGCTGCGGAACTGTTCTCTATTCTCTTCTGTGTCTGTAGTAAGCGTCCCCTGCATACCGGGGTGGATGAAGTGCCAGTAGAGGTCTAAGGCTAGGCTGATAGTGGTAATGCCGAGCTGTCGCCCCTTGAGGACTACAAAGAAGTGTTTGTCTTCAGAGAGTCCTCTAGCTACCTCATCCATGACATAGGTTTGGGTACCGAGCAACTGCTGGCCCAGTATCCGCATCCCCTGCTCTTTAGTCTCAATCTTGAGATGCTTGCAAAAGTGATAAAACTTAGTTCTATCAAACTGCATGAACCGTATACCCGTAGTGTTTCTCAAACAGGTCTAGCAAGACCTTCTCACCATAAATCTCTTCAGTCTGCTTCCTGGTCAGCTTCCAAAGCATCTCCCCATTAGAAAGCAATTGCCGGAACCGAGAGTGATGCCCAAATATCTTGGTGACATCCATACCACTGTGCGGTGGCCCTATATGCTCAAACGAGAAAAACCTAGCCTCCTCATCCGTAGCAAACTTCAACCCCAACTTCTCCAAATCCCTTCTTAGCAAGCAGCACAACTGTATGTCCTCATACATCATGCCTTCAGGTGCCTGCCGCCTCATCAACCCATACTTAGAAGGCGCTTCTAGGAACCGCTTACTCCTTAACGACAAACCACCATTCTGTACCACCAACGCCTCACCCACATTAGGCAAGTTCGTCCACTGGTAATTCTTATAAAACTGTCCATTAGGAAATAACGCCGCATGGGTATACCCACCCACATAGTCAAACTCAAACCACTCATCCCGCCAGTTCTTCCCATCCAACACCCAACCATCATGCTGCACAATCAAACAAAACTCAGTCTCTATAAAGTTGTGCAAGCCATACATCACAAACTCTGTATACCCGTTGTAATCCATCCCCCCACCCAACAACCTCTGCTCTACATCTACTTCTAACCTCTCATTCGTGATCAATAACCCCCTCGACCCAGGCAATGCCTCCACCGCCCTCTTAATCGACGGCACCGCCGTAGCTCCCCTGCCATCCCCATACACCGCTACTACCGTCACTTCCTCAAAACTACCCCGTCCTCCCATACATAGCCCCTTTCCCTCAACTTCCTCAACACCACCTGCGCTACCCCATAGCCAGCAGAATCAGGCTTCACCTCCCTAAACGACCTCACACTCTCCCTACAGTAAATATCCCCAATCTTCAGACAGAACTGAAACACCTGCTCCCCCAACCACTCCACATCCTGACTCTTGGGAACCTTCATACATTCCTAGACTAGCACACATAAGACGGGGGTCGGACATTTGCACCAAAGGTTACAGGCTGTTTAGAGTCGCCGAGCCGACTACCGACCCCCAGGGATAGGGTAGCAAACTACTTGAAGGCTTTCGCTTCTTTGTGCAACTGCATATGGTGTGAACGACAAAGCCAAACCACTCCCAAAGAATCGGAATAGTCTGCATGGTGGGCCTCAACCTTTTCCTCTCCGCACACAAAACACGGAAGTTTTTTTAGCTTTCCACTTTTAACCGCATCGGCTACACGCCACTTGATTAACAACCTGTCATGGTTCTTCTCATACCAACGCTGTTTGGCAGCAGTCCCATAGCCAGGGCGCTGTTTTAACCAAGCTCTTTGGTACGCAGCTTTGTCTTTTGTCTTTTGCTTCCAGTCTGGAGGTTTGTTGGCGTTCCTCTTCTCTCGGTACTCTTTTTGGTACGCCTTTGCACAAGCCTTGCACTTAGAAAAACCAGAGTAAAACTCCGCTTCTTCCTTAGCCTCCCCACACTTTGCACAGGTCTGCATCGTAGTTTCCCTTGATAAATAAAATCCATTATACCGTGGATTTCATTGGGGCGGGGAACGGAATGGGGCGCGCAAACCGAGGGGGTGCCTGCCCAATCGATGCCCACCAATACATAGCAACAGGCTATTGCCAATGACTACCCGATAGGCTGGCTATCAATGGCCTGGAATTGATAGGTTAAGCCTACCCTGTGCACCCCTTGTGGATAACCCCATAGAAGAGGAAATAACCCCACTGCCGGGGCGGGGGGAGTGGCAGCCTCTACATCTTCACCCCGTGAGGTGAGGCTATATAGGAATTCATATACAGATAAACCTATATACCTGTAATTATAAGAATACCTATAGTACCTAGGATTCCTATAGAAAGAAAGTATCGACAAAAGTGTGAACCCTTAGAACAAATATAGT